GTTGCCTTGTATCATCGCAAGTTCATGCAGAAGCATATCTTCATCCGACAGGGTTATTTTTTTGAGGCAAACACAGCCCCCATGTTTACATCGCTGAACGCCTTAAAAAGCCCTGTAACCGTCGGGGCTTTAAGCGTCTTCAGGTCGTCCGCCGTGAATATCCGTTCCCGTGTTTCAGGATCGAAGAACAGCGAGGCTAGGAACTCCCAATTTTCGGAGTCTTTCGCATTCTTGTAAGCCTCTATTTTCTCCTGAAATTCGTTATACGTGAACGTCTGGACAAGCACCGAGAAAGTATCTTTTCCAATGGTGATACTCCCGGCTCTGAGTGCATCCGCGTCTGCCTGTTTGATACTTGAAAGCATGTCGGGATTCATATTCAATTCTCCTTTTTTTGAGTTGATTACGATATTGTCAATACGGGGTCGGTCTTGGCTCCGGCGCTGGTCATGTGTGTCGGCGTGATTTCAACATCGACGGTCGGATTTTCACCATTTTTGAATGACGAATCACCGATTCCCGTTACTGTTCCGTAAAGCACAAGGGAGCCTTTCGAGTTCGGGAATGTGATTGTGAACTTGTCATTGTCCGCCGCACCGGAGAAAGCCGCCTGATCGAGGAAGTCAACATTGACGCTGAATGAATTGGATTCTTTCAGAGCCGCCGCGATTTTCGGGATGAATCCGGTAGTGCTGAGATCGTCCGCGTTGAACGTTCCGCGTTTCCATCCCGGAACAGTGATTGTGTTTACACCTGACGCCGCTGTGGATGCTTCGCCGATTTTGATCGTAATGCCGTTGCCGTCAAATTTCTTTGTAGCCATTTTTCTGCCCTTTTATTTTAGAATTTGCACTTCGTATGTGTAGCGGATGATCGACTCTTCCGCGCCTTCGTGTTCGAATTCCGTATTGTCTGAAAAACTTGTTATCCTCATTGAGCTGACTGCGGCTCCGCCATAGACGGGAAACTGTCCAGCTTTGTTAAACGCAGTCTCAACACTTGAGGCTAGAACGTCAACTTCTGCGGTAGTTGAGCCGTAAACGTCGATTTGCCAATTCTGTTCCCGGAATACCGTCTCAAGCAGGTTGTCATTGTCGGCAGGGGCGGAAACGAGCGTAATGCAGACGTAAGGAAGAGCGAAGGACGGAGACACCGGCGGAGTGTAAACATTCGTGATGCTGTTCGCGGCGAGGTATGCAATCATTTCAGAGCGCGGATTCATTTCATCTCCTGCTTAAGTTTTTCGATTCCGTTCCGGCACTCGTTTTCAATTTCCTTGAGTGCTTCATTGCGGCTTTCGTCACGAGCCGGACGCATGAACGGTTTTGCTTTTGCCTTACGTGTTCCGAACTCGACAAGGTGAGCGTATTTCGCCGGGATTTTCAGTTCGTAACCATTGCGTTTTGCGAATGCAAAAAAGGCTTTTTTCCCCTGTCCTTTTTTTGCCTTGCCGCTGAATTTTACGTTGCGTGTTTCGCCGTCTTTCGTGGCTTGAATGACGTTAGGATCGACATAGACTTTACCGGAGATCATGCGTGTAACTTTGGTTTTTATTGCACTGGCAAGCAGTCCGGTATCTTTGGATACTTTTTGTTTTGCTTTCGCCGCGATTGGCTTCAGAGCCTTTGCGATTGCCTTTTTTAGGACTTTGCGCTGAATGCCATTTTTCAGGCGTTCGATATTCTGAATAACCTGAACATCGCCAAAGACGTTAACCCATTTGTTTACGCCTGAATCCTTGATGAAATCGCCCATTATTTCACCTCATAAACGAGTATGATAAGGTCGCGCTTAAGAGTTTCATCGGGCTTGATTGAGATAATAGAAAATACGCGGTTTCCGAGCTTGAAGCGCATCTTTTCAGTTATGCCGTCAATGTATCGGATTCTGACGACATCCGAGGCTATGAGCTTGCTGGAGTCCGCTATCACCTGATATTTGTAACTGGACGGCGTAATCGAGGCGTAAACCGTGGCGAATGTTGACCATGCCACAGAGACACGCCCGGACGCGTCCTTTGTTTCGGTCGGCTGTTCAACGGTCAATGAGTGTCTGAGCTTGCCGGAGTCCATTTTTCACCACGCGTTATAAAATTTGAGCGGTTCAATGGCGTATTTCAGGCTCTTGTTTTCGGTTAAACTGACCTCGGATTGTGCCTCCCGGTGTTCGTGGAGGTCTGCCGCAATCGCAAGGACGGCAGTTTTAGCGCAGGGAGGCGGAAGATTTGGAGACTGATAACCAGCAATGAGCGTAATTTTCACTCTTTCGGACGCGGCATTGACAAGCCTGACTTCATACGCACCGGAAACCATGTCAAGGACATAATCCGATGAACTCAAAAGAACATCATCGACGGTAACGGAAGTGATCGAGGACACGGGAAACAGCGGAATACGCGCCGTGTAGCCGATTCCGGTATAAAACACATCGTAAGTCTGAGGACAGAAATAATGATTCGTCTTAGCCTCAAGCATCGCCGTTGCCGAGTCGATAAGCGACTGAGCAAAAGCGGTATCAGCTTCGGAAAATGTCATAGACAGGATGCGCCCCAGCTCGGCAGTAGTGCAGAGTCTTGTGATTGGTGCGGTCTTGAGTATTTTTCCTGCGTATTTCAACATTATTTGTGTCCTCAAAATTCGAGTTGTGAGAAGTGCCGCCCAGCCCATGAAGGAGAAGCATGAGCCGGGCGGCGTTTGCCGGGAGAGGGGATTACATGAGCTGGAGATCGCCTTTTATCGCGGTAACTGACCACGGTGTGCCGTTCGTATGCGTTCCGGCGGCGGTAATAACCGCCTTGACGTAACGCTTGGATCCTTTGTAGCCGACTACCTGACGGCTTGCGGCTGTGCCTGAAGCGACAGCGGCAAGAGTGCCGACAATATCACCGGAAGCAACTGCCGTATAATCGGAGTCGTTATCCGATTCGGTCAGGCTGGGAGTAAATTTCACCGTTGAGCTGAGAGTATCGCCGGGGACACCGCACTCAAAGCAAATCAGGAGTGAATTTGCTCCATCCATATCGATTGCGGCACTGGTAACTGTGTCATCTGCCACGACAGGCGCGAGAGCCTGAACCGTCGAGAGCTTTTTTGTCAAATCTTTCATTTTATTTTCACCTTATTTTATGAAATTTTGGAATGCCCGGACGGGGAAAATCCCCGCCCGGATTCAATGGTTAGGAGGCAGCCGTTTTCAGGAGCTTGATAGCCTCGGAATTGGTAACACCGCCACCAACGCGCTTAGTCGTGTAAAACTCGACATAAGGCTTGCTGGAGTAGGTATCGCGGATGACTCTCACGCCGATACGGTCAACAATGAGATAACCCTGCTTGAAGTCGCCATACGCGATGGGATATTTTCCATCTGCAATGGCATCCATCTGAGAGCATTTGTAGACCGGGGAACCGAGCAGGGTATTGACGAGTCTGCCGCCGATAAGTTCGGGAGTCCACAGGAGGAACTGATTTGCGCCGCCGGAACCGGCTTTCAGCTTGCGGAGGGCTGTAAATGTTCCCTTCGCCATGAGCCACGAGGAATTCTGCTGATAATCGTCAGCGAGTGCGTCCTGCATGTCTATGAGGTTATCGACTGAAACCGCCGTGGCACTGCCGGAAACGATGAATCCGAGCTTTCCGCGCGCCCAGCTTGCATCTGCAACCTTTGCATACTGGAGAAGTCCCTGCGGCTGAGTTGTGCCGTTGCCATTGATGAATCCGGCGTTCTCAATGGATGCAAACTTCTTGCCGACGAAATCCGAAACCCACGAATCTATATTGATGATAGAATCATCAATTTCTTTCTGAGTCGCTTTCGGATTGGCATACATCTCACGCGCGTAAATCGTGATTTTCCCGACGTTCGGGGTATCGGTTGTAGTGCGTGAATCTTCCTCGCCCACCCAGCCGCCGCCAGCATCGCCGTATGCATCGAGGATGCTGTAATTGTCTGTGCCGATTGTGATCTGCGAAGCGAGTTCACGCATCGGGTTATTCTGCTTGGAATACGAAAGAATCTGATTTGAGATTTCTTCCGGAACAAGGAAACCGCCATCCTCGGAAACACTGGATGTGAGAGTATCCTGCGGGATTGCGTCCACGCCTTTTCTCAGGAATACGTTATAGGCATCGCGCTGTGCTTTTGCCTTTACATCTTCCTTTGAGCTTCCAGCCATGCCGAAGCTGATAGTTTCGAGTTTGGCTTCAACCTTGTCGAAACGTGCATCGTAATCCGCGATTGCCTTGTCGAGAGCTTCCTTGTTGCCCTTGAGTGCAGCGTCATTTGCTTCGTGGACTATGCCTTTCAGGGTGTCCAACATTTCTTTTTTTTCTGTGTCTGTCATTTCTGTGTTCCTTTTTTAATTTCGTTTTTGAGTTCGTTCAAGATTTCAAGCATATCAGATTTTGAATTCACATGCTCGTGCTCGTCACGAGTTGCGAGCTGTGCTTTGCCGCTTGCGATTGTTTTCGCCTGTGCGGCGGAGTAGCCAACATCACGGAGGCTATCCTCAAGGCTTCTTTTCTGATTTG